CAAGAACGAACTCGACAGCGCGCACGACGAGATCGGGATCATGGTTGCGGGGCTCGGGATGGACGGCCGCGGCTACGTGCTGGACGACTGCTCGCTGCTCGGCGGCCCCAATCAATGGGGCAGTGCAGCGGTCGCGGCGTATCATCACTGGCAAGCCGACGCGATCGTGGGCGAGACGAATTTCGGCGGTGCGATGGTCGAGTATGTGATCCAGACCGTCGACGCCAGCGTGCCGTTCAAGGCCGTGACGGCGAGCCGCGGCAAGGCGCAGCGGGCGGAGCCGATTGCCACCCTCTACCAGCGCAAACAGGTCTCGCATGCCGGGCGCTTCGAGAAGCTCGAGGATGAGCTGACCGAGTTCACCGACCAGGGCTACATCGGGGCCAGGTCGCCAAACCGTGCCGACGCTGCAGTCTGGGGGCTCACCGACCTGATGCTGGGGCCGAACGCCGCGGGGTGGCTGGAATACTACCGCGCCCACACCCCGAAGCCACCGCAGGCGCCGGCCGTGCCCGCGATCCCGCAAGAGTCCGTAGTGCCGACGAACCCGGTGGCTGCCCTGCCGGCACGCCCGACCGATCCGCCGCCGCCGCCCGATACCGTGCGGCTGATCGCGAAGGGGCCATACGCGGCCTACTTCGTGCCGGATCCCGCCGGTGGCTCGCAGCGCTTCATGGCCGATGCCACCGGCATGCTGACGGTGCCGGTCGCCTTCGTGCCGGCGCTGGAACGGGCCGGATGCCGGCGCCCGAGCTGACGTGCCGATCAACGCAAGGAAAGACATAATGACTATGCGACAAAGCCTTCGTGAACGCCTTCGTGTCGAGCACTTCAACTGCCTGCCCAACACGCCGGTGCTGCCCCTTGCGGTGTTCGGCTGGGCCGAGTTGCTCCACGAAGGTCTCTGCACGCTGGCGACGACGGCGGTCTGCTGGGATCACAAAGCCATTGTGGCGTTCGTCGATGACGAACCCGTCGGCGTCCTGACCTGGACCGACGCCAACTGGGCGAACGAGATCTGGATCAACTTGGCCTACGTCAGTCCGGAGTACCGCCACCAGGGCATCCATACCGAGATGTTCGACGCCCTCAAGGCGAAGGCCCGTGAACTGAAGCGACCGACGATCTCGAGCGCCACACACGTCAGCAACGACGCGGCTCGAGGGGCCATGCGAGCGCAGGGACGCGAGGAAGTCGGCACCATGCTCACCTATCACGTCCCCGCCCCTGCCGGCGACTGAGCAGCACCAGGGGAGTACCGAGATGGCCGGAGAGAGCGGCAACTTCACGATGACGCCTGCCCCGCTGTTCCAGAGCTCCGTCGAGCGGACTGCCACCAAGCTGGCGAAGCATCTCCGCAAGGCGGCCAAGCACGAGCTGCGCGCCCGCGATCGCCTCGCCAAGGGAGACACCAACATCGCGCCGGCGCCGGATCAGGGCGCCGCGCTGACCAACCTGCAGGCCGCCAGCTTCCACGCCGACGAGGCGACCCGGCATCGCCGCAAGGCGCGGAAATGCCGGAGCGGCGAGGGCATGATCAGCTTGGCGCACGGCGAGGCGCTGGCGCGGCTCCATGACCAGGCCGCGGACTGGCACCAGGCGCAGGCCCGTAGCCTGGCGGTGACCTGAGGGGACCGCGCCAATGTTCGATCATCCCGTCAAGCCGGTCGGCTACGCCCCGCGCACGTTCAACGGCGTCACCATCCGGAAATCCTTCGAGCTCCCGCAAGGCGTCCAGGCGCTGTGGTGCCAGGGCCATCTGCTCGGCGTCTTCCGCATCGGCGAGCAGGTTCCCGGCATCGTCGCCGACACCATCACCCTGCACCCGATCGACTACGAGCTCGCCGTGAAGTCCCACCTCGAGGCCCCGCGCCGGGAACGGCGCCGCGACATGTTCCGCCGCGGCTTCGCGTCGCTGCGCGGCTTCAATCCCGTCAAGCTGATCAAGGATCGCGTCCATGTCTGAAGCCGTTGCCGTCCAGCTGGCCCCGGTTCGTTATCTCGGCACTGTCAAGTGGTTCAGCGACGAGAGGGGCTGGGGCTTCATCACGCCGTACCAGAAGACCCCGGTCCTGGCGGAGCGCGACCTCTTCCTGCACCGCCGCGCCCTGGGCGACCTCGATCCCGGGTTGCTGGTTGACGGCGCCAGGGTCTCCTTTTCGGTTGGCGAGCATCGCGGCCGTCCGACCGCGGTCGCGGTGCGGCTGGAGTCCTGACGGGTGCCTGCCGGCATCAACGATGGCCAGCCCGCGAGCCAGATCGTCACCTCCGATCCGGCGCTGCTGCGGAACCGGCCCACCAACGAGAACTGGCGCCTGACGACGCCGCCGGCCCCGGCGCCGCGGGCTGGATGGCTGCGCCGTGTCGCGCAGGCCGTCCAGTACACGATCTCCGGTGTCACGCCGTCGACCTGGTTCTCGCCGCTGCAGCCACTGCGGCCATTCGCTCCGGAGAGCGCGCGGTCGCGGCAGTTCGACTTCCCGGTTGGCTGGAACCTGAACTACATCCCGCGCTCCCACGAGCCGGTATCGTTCGGGCGGCTCCGCGCGGTGGCACAGAACTGCGTGATCCTGCGGGAGTGCATCCAGACCCGCATTGATCAGATGACCGCGCTGGACTGGCACATTGTGCCGCTCGGCTCTCCCGCCGAACGCCCCGCGCTCAAGAAGAAATACGCCGACGACATCAGGCTGCTGACCAAGTTCTTCGAGTCGCCGGACAAACGGCTCGATTGGTCACAGTGGTTGAGCGGCGTGCTGGACCAGCACTTCGTCTATGACGCTGTCGCGCTCTACAAGCGGCGCAACCGTGGCGGCCAGCTCTACGCGCTTGAGCAGCTTGACGCCGCCAGCATCTCGGTTCTGATCGACGAGAACGGCCGGCCGCCGAAGCCGCCTAACCCCGCGTTCCAGCAGGTCCTGAAGGGGATTCCGGCGGCCGACTACGCCACCTACACGGCTGGCGACCTGATCTACGGCATCAAGAACTGGCGTCCTGACCACGCCTACGGGTACGGCCCATGCGAGCAAGTCCTTGCCTATGCCGAGATGGCGATCGCCCGGCTGCGCGAGCAGATGGCCTTCTACACCCACGGCGATGTCCCGGTCGGAATCATGGAGGCGCCGGTCGGGTTCTCGAATGCCCAGATCACCGAAATCCAGCAGTACTGGGATTCGGTCTTCCTCGGCAACATCGAGCAGCGGCGCCGCCTCTGGTGGGTGCCGGCCGGGACCAAGTACGAGCCGTTCACGAAGGACGTCCTGACCGACGCCTTCGACGAGTGGCTTGCGCGCGTCATCTGCTACGCGATGTCGATTGCGCCGGGGCCGTTCATCAAGGAGCAGAATCGCGCTACCGCGCAGGTCAACCAGGCCCAGGCGTCCGCCGAGGGCCTGCAGCCGACCTCGCAATGGATGCGTCGGTTCGTCAACGGCATCATCCGGGATTGCTTCGGGATCGACTACCTGGGCATCGCCTGGGATGGGGACCGCGAATTCGACCCGATCAAGCAGTCCGTCATCCTGAGCACGGCCGCGACCAAGGGGGCGATCGCGCTGGACGACTGGCGGGAATCGATCGGCCAGGACCCGCTCGGCGGCGCGTTCTCCAAGCCGATGGTCCTGACCGCCGCCGGCTATGTGCCGGTTGACCCGGACGAGCGGGCCGCACTGACGCCGTGTCCGGGTGGACCGATTCCGGCGAACGACGTGCATGCCCCTCCCGGCGGCAAGCTGCCGAAGCCGCCGCGGCCCGGCCGTGACGATGCCGTGGAGCCGGTCCAGCCCGGCACGCGGCCCAGCGGCGCCACCCGCAAGATGGCGGGCTCGGAGGTCATCTCGGTCGAGCGCCCACTTTACAGCGTCTACGAGCTGAGCGAGTGGGCCGATCGCTATGGCATCGGCCTGGTCGAGCGGCCCGCCGTGACGGTCGCGATGATCGTGACGGCCGGGCTGCTGTCGTGGCCGGTCGACCTCATGCTCAGCCCCGAGATGGCGCCGATGATCCTGGTGGAGCCCGGTCAGATCAAGGTAGAGGCGGATGCGACTGGAGTTTGGCTGGCGCTTGAGTCCGATGAGCTGCGGCGCGAGATGGCCGCGTTTGACGGCTGGCTTGGTGACACGCCGCGGATGCTGGTTTCCCTCGACGTTCCGGACGATGTCCCGCCGAACTTCCCCGGCATGCTGCTGTTCGGGTCGCCGGAGTATGGCGACGACGACTCCGGGCTCGCCAAGGTAACCCACGCCGAGGTCGAGGAGGCCGCGGCCGAAACAGCCCGCGACCCGACCGAAGCCCAGCGTGCCTCCGGCAACTACAAGAAGGGCCATATCGAGATCCAAGGCCTCCCGATCGCGATCGAGAACGCCCAGGGTTCGATTCGCGAAAGCCGGCACGACGGCTGGCGCGCCGTGATGCCGACCGAGTACGGCTACATCGAGGACACGAAAGACGCCGACGGCGAGCCGGTCGATGTCTTTCTCGGACCGGATCCCGAAAGCGCCACCGTCTTCATCATCGATCAGGTGAAGGAAGATGGATCATTCGACGAGCACAAGACATTCATCGGCTACCACCACTGGTCCGAGGCGCAGCACGATTTCATCGCCGCGTACCGGAACGCCGACACTCGCGGACCGGCACACCCCGGGCACCACTTCATCGGCTCGGTCCACGAATGGACCATGGCCCGGTTTAAGGAATGGCTGAAGAGCGGCAAGACCACGACTCCGATCTCGCCGGACGCGATGCGGAAGATGGAGGCAGCCGAAGGCGGCCCCGTCCCTTTCATCGCCACGACTGGTTCCGGTACTGATCCGCTCAGCAAGGCGGCGGCGCATCGCCTGCCGCCGGTGCGGCAGCCCCGAGATGCCGAGGTCCAGGCGATCGCCGACAAGGTCCACCGTGTCCTGACGGCGCTCCGCAACGAGGTTCTGAACGAGATCGGCGACCAGCTCGGCAAGGA